TCACGATCCAAAGTTTGCTAAAAAGGTAGGTATTAAATCTAGCGTAGCAAAAGAATTTAACAAAGCCGACACTGGCACTAAACAGTTAAGTCAGGCAATGAAAAAAGAAAAAGTAAACGAAGCTCCGATTGATATGTCAGGCGATCCTAACGATCCAACAATTTACGGACACGAAAAAGCTAACCCAATGAGCCTTAAAGGCCGTATTATGTCGGCCCGTGCTCAATTAAAAGAACTAGCACAACTAGCAGATAGCGATAGTCTAGTAGCGTGGGAAGAAATTTGTAAGAAAGCCCAAGGCGGAATGTTTATGGGCCTTGAGCAAAACCTAGAACAAATTCGTCACGGTATAGAAGAATTAGCAGCCAAGCGTAAAAAGGGTGGAGTTCAAAGTCGTGGTATTGATAAGAATATCGGCGAAGATAAGGATCCTTGCTGGAAAAATTACAAGCAAGTAGGCATGAAGAAGAAGGGCGGCAAACAAGTCCCTAACTGTGTACCTAAGAAATAAAATATCAAGGAAGATTGAAATGGATTACCGAACATTAGTTAATAAATTAGAAGCAATTCAAGCTGGTACATATATCAAGGAAGCAACTGCTCCTACACAGTTTAAACCAACACACTTCCACAAAGGGAATCTTGGTAATAAGAACCCAGTAATGCAAACTCCAGACGGCGCATTTTGGCACGAAGCTTCACAAGGCGGTGAAGGCAACGTTGGTTACACTATTGTTCCTTGGCAAGGTGATACACTAAATCGATCAGGTTGGAATCCAGCAAGCATCGACGGTGTGATTACTCCAGACGGCAAGTACATTGATTTCCCAGAAGGCGTTACTTGGAAGCAGTATAAACAAACTGCCGATGACGATGCTGCCTTAATGGCAAAGTTAAAGAAACTAATTGAACTAGTTGACAAATATATTGCGCTAAAAGCAAAACGTGGTCAGGGTGCTAGACCAGCAGGGCCGACTACAAGAGATATGGGCGATGGTAGTAGATTAACTACTGACGCTAAAGGTAACGTTGCAGCAACAGATACTGATGGAAATGCTTACATTCCTGGATCAAATCCAAACTTACCACAGAACAAGGTTAAAGAAAGTATCGACTTCAAAGGCAGTATTGCTCAAAGCCTAGTTGAATCATTTGGTTATAATTTAAATGAATTATATTCTGATTCCGCAGAAGATAGAATTCGTGCTCGGGCGGAAAGAATAGCGGGAGAAAAACCGTTATCATCATACGGCTCAGCTGGACAAAATGTTCAAGCTGGTAGAGCTGGATATACTCCGCCGACTACTCCGACAACTGTTACTCCGTCATCTGTTGCTCCTGCTACATCAAGTGTGGCCAAGACAGCGGTGGCTCCGGCAGCAACTACTGGGGCAAAGGCAGCAACTAGTGCCGGTTCTAAAATGTTAGGTGCTGGCAGTAAACTATTAGGTCGTGCTATGCCGGGCGTTGGAGCAGTACTAGGCGCACAAGGTGCTTACGACAGTTATAAAAAGGGTGATTATCTAGGTGCCGCATTAAACGGATTATCAGGCGCATTTTCATTAGTGCCAGGTCTAGGTTGGATTCCAGCTGTTGGTCTCGGTGCTTGGCAAGCTGGTCGTGAATTAAGCGGTGCTACTGACAAGTACGATAATCCGGAAGGCGGAGAACAAGGTGCTCAAACAAATCCACCCGTGGCAGGTCCAGTTAATCCATCAGTTAAAGCATTACAGCAACGTATCCTTGCTAAAGATCCAAAAGCACTACCTAAGCACGGTGCTGACGGACATATGGGGCCAGAAACACAAGCGGCTATGCAACGTTTAAATATTAAAGAGACTACAATGCCACAGAAATCACTAGCAGAAACAATGAGAGACCTACAACAAAAATTAGATAGAATTAATGAAGCTGAAGGTGATCAGTCAGCAGAGCCAGCTGTAAAAGCAATTCCGCCAACTCCTGAAGAGCAAGCACTACTAGCTCAAGCACAAAAAATTGGCGGCTCGCTCGGTAAAGACAAAGATGGTGCTTATGTAATTCTAACAAAAGACGGACAAATTGTAAGTGCCGAAGGTGAACTTATGATCAAGCAAGGTGACCAATTAGTGGGCACTGGCAAAGAAGCACCTGATCCAACTGGAACAATGGCTGAAGATGGCGGGGCATTAGAAGAAGGATTCTGGTCCAGCTTGCTCAAAGGCGCTGCCGGACTAGGAAGATCAACCGCAGTTAACGGACGTCGTTTCGCAAGAACCAATCCAGTTAAAACAGCAGTGGGTGTAGGTACCGCTGGGTTAGCAGGCGGATATGCCGCGGGCAAACTTGGTAATAATGACCCAGTTAAACCTAATGACCCAGTTAAACCTAATTCTCCGGTTAACCCTCCAGTACCAGGCGGTGGTGGAAATCCAAATCCTCCAGCCGAACCTGATACATCGGCAGATGACGCAGAATTGGCCGCATTGAAAGCTCAAATTGATGCGTTAATTAAAGAGTTGAGCACTTCTAAAAATCCAGAAATACAAAAAGGATTAGCCGACGTTCAAAAGAAATTAGGTTAATAACTAATTAAAATGGCAGATTCGTTCTGCCATTTTCACCTTTAAAATTTCTAAGTGGTTGCTATTACAAGATAAGTAAAGTATAATAGGCTTATACAAGGAGATATCATATGTCAGGACGTAATTATGGCGCAGAAGAAAAGGCAAAACTAGAACGATTGATTTCCGAAGGTAGTACAGTACTACGTGAAGTTGAAGATCTAACAGAAGGCTTAAAAGAAACAGTTAAGGCAGTAGCAGAAGAACTACAGATCAAACCAAGTGTCATTAATCGTGCTATTAAAATTGCTCATAAAGGTGATTGGAGTTCGCATAATGAAGATTGGGCTGAGATTGAGGCAATTTTAGATATTACAAAACGTATCTAAAAGTAGTATACTATAGATGGCAGGCGGGCCATAATCCGCAACGTTGGTGTTTGTCAGCCCTAAATGACATATGGAGATTAAATGAGCTATGTAGACGCATGGTTTGACCGCGAGAATGATACTATCAAAGTGGTCGAACGTAATAAGAAAGGCGAAAGAGAATTTCGCGACATACCCGTAAAACACACGTTTTACGTCAAAGACCCTCGAGGCAAGTTCCAATCAATTTACGGCGATCCAGTATCACGTATTGTTTGTAAAAACACAAAAGAGCTACGTAAAGAACAAGCAATCAATTCAGGTAAGCAGTTATTTGAAAGTGATATCAATCCAATCTTTGTTTGCCTAAGCGAACACTATCTAAATCAAGACGCACCGAAGTTAAATGTAGCATTTTTTGACATTGAGGTAGACTTCGATCCAGAACGTGGCTATGCTAGTCCAGACGATGCGTTTATGCCTATTACTGCCATAGCAGTTAAGCTACAATGGATGGATACTATGATCTGTTTAGCAATTCCTCCAAAGACTATGACTATGGAAGAAGCTAAGGAATCAGTCAAGGACTTTGACAACGTCATGTTGTACGCTTCTGAAGCAGAAATGCTAGACGTATTTTTAGATTTAATTAAAGATGCTGACATACTAAGTGGTTGGAACAGTGAAGGCTTTGATATACCCTATACTGTTAACCGTGTAACTAAAGTTTTGAGCAAAGAAGATACCCGTAGGTTCTGTTTGTTTAATCAGTTTCCTAAACGTAGAGAATATGAAAAGTATGGACGTCAAGCAGTAACATATGACTTTATTGGTCGTGTACATTTGGATAGTCTTGAACTGTATCGCAAGTACACTTATGAAGAACGTCATACCTACAGACTAGATGCTATCGCAGAATATGAACTGGGTCAACGTAAAACACAATACGAAGGCACCTTGGATCAACTATACAACAATGACTTCCGTACATTTGTTGAATATAACATTAATGACTGCCAACTACTAGATGATCTTGATAAGAAACTCAAGTTTATGGATCTTGCTAACACACTAGCACATGAATGTACTGTATTGCTACAGACCACAATGGGTGCTGTAGCTGTAACTGAACAGGCTATTATTAACGAATGCCATCGTAGGGGATTCCAAGTACCTAATCGCATTAAAATGGAAGAACGTGAAGACAACGAAGGTGCCGCTGGTGCGTATGTTGCCTATCCTAAAGAAGGTATCCAAGACTGGGTTGGTTCATTAGACATTAACTCATTGTATCCCAGTGCAATTAGGGCACTTAACATGGGTCCAGAGACTATCATTGGGCAGTTACGTCAAACAAAAACACAAGAATATATTGATAATCAAACTGCCAAAGGTAAAAGTTTTGCGGCTGCGTGGGAAGGTATGTTTGGTAGTGTGGAATACACAGCAGTAATGGGTCAAGAGATTGGTACTGATATTACTATTGACTGGGAGAATGGTGATAGTGATGTCCTCAGTGCCGCAGAAGTGTATCGATTAATTTACGAAAGCAACCAGCCTTGGATGCTGAGTGCTAATGGTACTATTTTTACTTATGAAAATGAAGGTATTATTCCCGGGTTGTTAAAACGGTGGTATAGCGAGCGAAAAGAAATGCAAGCTAAACTAAAGGAGGCAATCAATGCCGGTAATAAAATTGAAGAAGAGTACTGGGACAAGCGACAACTGGTTAAAAAGATTAACCTTAATTCACTATACGGTGCCATTCTTAATCCTGGCTGTCGCTTTTTTGATAAACGCATCGGTCAATCTACCACTCTTACTGGCCGTGCTATCGCACATCACATGGCAAGTAAGGTAAATGAGATTATCGCAGGCGAATACAATCATACAGGCAAGGCAATTATATATGGTGATACTGACTCGTGTTATTTTTCTGCGTATAAAACACTAGAAAAAGAAATTGCCGCTGGACATGTGCCATGGACTAAGGAAAGTGTTATACAGTTATACGATCAAATTGCCGAGGAAGTAAACACTACATTCCCACAGTTTATGTTAGATGCGTTTCACTGTCCAAAGACACGTGGTGAAGTTATTAAGGCAGGCCGTGAGATTGTTGGATCTAAGAGTTTGTTCATTACTAAAAAGCGGTATGCTGTATTATACTATGACAAAGAAGGTAAACGA